GTCGAGAATAACAGGAGAACCTTACGATTCACCCTCACATTCTATCTGTTCCCTCCTATTGCAAGGCAAATCCCAAACGGGATAAGCCATCCGCAACCGGAATGACGAACTAAGACACCTTAGATAAAGAAGAAAGATCAAAGATCTCTTAGGTATGCCAGTTACCCCTTTTGGGGGCCCAGCTAACATGAATTTGCATGTTAGACCGCTCTCATACGTAGCAGGAATGTCATGCGGAGGAGTATGCTCCCCCATGATCCATATGTACCTAGTCATCGATTATCGACTCCCTGGTTTATCTAAATAGTGTTACTTGTAGGCCACCCGCAAGAAGATGAACTTATCCTTAAGAATAAGTTACTCTCCCTACAATAGTTCTACAGCAAGAATGTGCCCTTGGCCCTGGTTTTTAGGGTCCGAATTGAAGAAGAAAGCTATGTTATGAAGATTGTAAAGAATGATGTCTGACTGACTTGGAGGTCTAGGCAAGGAGATATGAGCGAATGATGTCGACGGGAATACCCGCCATCACCATCCGCTTGCTCTCCACACCATAGACCAAAACCGCAGCACTGAGTGCACAATCAATATCCTTAACGGATCCGGCTATAAATGCTGATGTGTTCACAGAACCATGCCAAGCCTTTGGAAGGCAGCGATGGATCTCAGAACGAATCTCAGGGGAGAGACCAGAGATGAGGAGGGCAAGATTACTTGCCTTCCCCTTCTTGGATTTCACCTCTACTTCCGGTTTCCTCTGCCGTTGACCCCGCACGGACACTTTAAAGTGTCTGGGGGTATCGATGGAAGATGGGAAAGCCAGAGGGGAAGCATTGTAGCCAGGGATAATGGGAGTATAGGGTTGAGAACCGGGAAACCGGCAGATCATACCTGTAATACTCAAGGAGTGATTGATGATCGCCCCGTCGTCCTGAGGGGTTGCTTGGAACCACCCGTCCGAACTGATAATTGGATCCCCGCTAGCGGAGATCGGATTATAGAGGAGATAGGTGGCACATGTAACCCCGGAACTCAAAGTTCCAGACGATGTCCATTGGCTATCCGGAACCTGGTAAACCACTCCACTAGTGGGGGCGGTAAACAGGTAAGGATAGTAACTGGAGGGAGGCGATGATTCATTTGTGCGGTAGGTCCACTGGACCAACCAAGTCCCCGCGGGAAAACCTAAGGCAACAGGCCCATGGACATCTCCTACAGAGATGTCCACGCGCTCAACAATCGGATTGATTATTGCGGCGTTAAGGAGTGATGCTTTAAGAAACAAGCGAGTGTCAGACGTTGACGTCTGGTTATACTCCCGTTGGATCTCACACCCCGAGGGGGGGATCAATACACGGGAGGAGAACTCGATCTCATAGTCAGCAATGATAAACCCCTTTGATGGTCCATCCGTGGATAGATCATCAATGAGGATTGTCAATGTGCCACAGTCATAAGTCTTGAGGTCAGTGTTCGGAGGAGCAGCACCAGTACGAATGTACCGGAGCTCGTGATCTCGAACATCGACGCACGTTCCATCCATCCAAACTGGACCAAAGGCAGTGCCCTCGTAGGCAGTTGCTTCGGTAAAGTTAGTGGGGGGAATGGCAAGACAATCAGGATTGTAGGCAAGAGTGACTTGGCCAGAATCACCAGTACCACAACGGGGCACATACTTAAACCTCAAGGATCGAAAACGATACTTGGAGAATAAGTGTGCCGTTGGAGCAATCTGGGGAAAGATGGCAGAGAGACCAGGCTGGATCGAAAACGATACAGCTGAGTTCTGAGTAGGAACCTCCATTATAAGAGACGACCCAGTCATGATCTCTCCCCCAGCCACCGATTTAGTGACAGGGGGTCGGACCTTGGCCCTAATTCCATAGGAAATAGGTGCGGCCATCTTGGAATATTGGAAGGATCCAGAGCCAGACATCATGGGAGTATTAAACTTCCCTTCTAGAACAATCTTCTTCATAGGAGCTTTCTTCTGTTGGTTCTTCTTCGTCTTTGCGCTCATTTTCTTAACTCGTGTAGTAGCGTGAGTAATTCGCTAGTGTCAACCACGGGATACCTGGACACTTCAGGGACTGTACATCACGGTGAGGTTAACCCCCACCCGTGCAGTCTCTTGGCATTCCGGAATATCCTTAGCACTGAAATTTACAGGACCACTAACTAAGTGGACCAACAGTTTTGGGTGGTTAACACGGTGACCCCGCCACTAGAGGTCGCGATATTCTGTATTGATCATCTCAAGATAATCAATCCAGAAACGCTCACCATCGTTATCATCAAGAGCCTGATAGATCTCCTGGGCTAAGCCCAATTGAGAGTAATCCGGCTCCTCCAGGTCGAGATCTAAGATCTCACCCGTGGATGAAAAAGATAGTGCCTCCATTTCAACGAGAAAAGAAAATCGATCGGGAGACAACGTATTGATGAGATTCTGAGGGGGACTGGGGGGAAGCCTGCTGGAAAACCAGCGGGGATGCCAGAAGCGATTAATCGTTTCCGGCTTCATTGCATTGCAAGTTCGACGCTTCTCGATCACCCGATTGGTGTAGACATTACTGTCATCACTAGCGGATGAAGGGTTCATCATATAACTTGCCATGCAAATCTTCTCAATCCATCCAGAATCAGAAACTTCCGACTCAAAGGCTTGCTCAACATAAGGTTCCAAAGGAACCATGCGAGTGCGTTTGAGGAGTTTCGAAAGAAGATTCATTAGAATTTTCGGTTTACCAATACGGTCAGTCTCAGAGGAGATCCTGCGATAGAGGGCGAGAAGCGGATTAAATAAGAACCGCGTCGCCATCTTCCGTTGGTCTTTGGTATATTCGATATCCTTAATGGAGTGTTGTGGCTCAATGCCATAACCACCGAGCTCAATTGGTATAAACCAATTGGGTCGGAACCATCCATAACGGTTATCAAAGCGGTCAAATACCTGCTTGAGGCAGGGACGAGACCAGGGACAGAGTCGGAACATGTCATTCAGCCCTTGAGAGAGCTGAGTGGGATTAGTAACGACTCCGTCTTCCATACCAAAGACCATTCCGAGATTGAAGTAGCCATAACGTTTCATCGACCGTTGCCCATTAATAATCTTCTCCATAAAGAGTTGGGAATTAATAAGGCAATGGGAAGAGGAAATGTAATTCTTTCCCTGGGACAGCTTAAAGCCGATCCGGGCGACTGAGTCCTTCCAGATTTCATAGAAGGTCTCGTCGGACTTGAAAAGAATATCATCTCCATTCACGAGAACATTGGCGTACATCCGATCTCGAAGATCAGGATCACCATGCATCGCGTAATACCTGTCAACAGCATACTCATATGCACACAAGTTGGCGGTGCAGAGAATGGGAAACGAAAGGACAGAACCCATAGGCTGTCCGTTCGTGGACAAAACCCACTTTGACTCCCTTAATACCTGTTTTGGTCTAGAAAGCGGTTTTAAACCCGCCGCCTTTTCCAAAACTTCGGTAAGGTAGTCTTCAGGGGACTGTCCCTTTACCTCCGGATAGAACATCGGGCCTCCAATCAAAGAGGCATAACCGATTTCCCAATCCGGAACTCCCATCTCACGCATCTCCTCCATGAAGAATAAGCCAGTTGACTTATTCAGCATATCAGTAGCGGCAGAGTAATCACCAGACACCCACAAAGGGAAGTCAGCCATATTCGTTGCTAGTCGATTGACCTTGTCAGTACAATCAAGTTCCCAGGGTTTTAGCCCGGTGAGCTTCATCGTTGAACAAGGTTGTTTCTTCCAAGCGGCCAGTAACTGGCCCTGCAGAGGTTGCAGGGCCGTGTTAAGGTACGAATTGTGGCAAGTGACCAAACGAATCTTCGCAGGGTCATTAACAGGTGAAACACGAGATGCCAAAAGATCGAGCAGAGACCAATCATTCTCCGAAAGTGTCCTGACTTCCTTGACGGCGCATTCGTAAATGTACTGTCGGTGGTCAGCCAAGGACTGGCTTAAATCAAAAAGGTCGCCCAACCCACTGTGGTGGAGCTCCATATCCTCGAATGATGCAGCAGCACCCCCGTTGTTACGGGAATGCTCATAGCTGGCACTCGAGGAAGGACAGAGCT